GTTCCTGTTGTGTTTGTCGTTTCTTTTACACGATCTGCCAGCACTAGAGTCATAACAAATCTCCTTAGCTGATGCGGATAATCGCGTTACTTGCGTCAGCGGTCGGGAACTGGATAGTAAAGTCACCGTTGGTCGATGTTTTATCCCCGCCAAAATCCAACACAGCCACCGCACGATTGCCGTCAGTGCTGTTGTAAATCAACGCACCTGCCGCAGTAATTGTTGCTGACGCCCAGTTCGTATCGTCAAAATCCAAAAACGCAGTCGTGCCAGACGTAACTGGACTGATAACGCTTAGAGTGTTGCCGCCAGCCGTATAGCCCGTGCCAGTCACTTCATTGGTCGTTGAATACGTAGAAGTAGACGCGTCAAGCGAAGCCGAGCTGGTGAACAGGGCAATCTTAAAAGTGTCACCATCGTCACTAAAATCGTGGACCCCTTCAAGAAGTTCTTTTTTGAAGCTTGTGCACATTGCCTGAGTGATAGCCATTATGTTCTCCTAGTTAATCTTTGGAACGGCGATAGAAATCTAAGCCTTCAACGGCTTGAGCAAAACCATTTAGTGTTTTCAGCGACTGATTAAAACGCTGATCATACGCGCTAATCATATCAGGTTCACCTTTCATGAAAATATACGCTTCTACCAGTGACCCATAAAGCATTGCCGTTGAAGCGTTTTTGCTTAACCATGTAGAACCGGATAGATCATCGACTAACGATTTGGGCCGATAAAAATAATGCAGCTCCGCTTCATAGCTACTATCGGGTGTAGGTGCCACAATAAAGTTTGTCAGATCAAAGTCTGCGTAATAACGAGGGAACCCAGTTTCGCTTTCATCAGGCCAAAATTCTTGAATGAAGTTAACGTCTTTATTGAGCAAGAACTCTTTGCTTGAACCTGAACCAACTGACAAAGAAAAAGAGTACAGCCAGTCGGTCGGTTTAGGAACGTATTTTCCACCAGCAATTATGTTAGTCCCGGCATTTTTTCGGAAAACCTCAAGCGGCGCTGATTTAAGGATGCGCTCTTCGGTCTGCGTAATAAACGAGTCAATGTTGTTCACGAACACCGTCTCAGTGTTGTCCGTGTAGTCTTGAATCGCCTGTCGTAGCGTTGTGTATGTGTAACCAGCCATTAGGGTAGCCCGTTAATAAAGTCATCGTAAGCGGTCGTATCAACCGGCGGCTCTTCTCTTGCAGGACGCGCATGGCGCAGCGCCTCGGCGTCAGCTTTAGCAAACGGCGGCTCTAGCTGAGGGTGTTTCGCCTCATAGCACTCCGGGCAAACCCGATTGCCGTTCCACTCCTCACGAATTTTTAAGTACTTGTACTCAAACCCGCATCGGTCGCAGAGAGCTAGTGCGTATTTACCTGATGCAAAGTTGCCCATAGCTAATACCCGTAAGAGCGATAGCTTGGCCGGATAAACAACGACCCTCGCTCACTATCTTCGTCAGCTGCACGCGCAAAGTCTTCCTCATACACAGCTTTCATGGCCTGTGCCCGCTCAGGTGCAGACTTCATAGCCAAATAGTAAGCAAGCCCCGTGACCATCGGCGGGATAAACCGGCTTGGCACGTCCACATCGTTGGTCAACGTCGAGGCGTCTTGAATGCGCTGGATTCGATAGCTCACCACTGCGTCTGTATCGTTCTCAGGCGTAGGCCAAACGTAAAAACTAGGCACTGCCGTGCGCTCGACATAAATCTGCGTAGGACGCCCCGTTTGCTCTTTCTGAGGCAGATTCAAGTAGTCCTCACGCGTAATGCGCTCAAGGGTGTAATCCGTGCCGTTGCGGCGTACAACAGACTCAAGAACGTCAATGTCCTCAGCGTTCATCTGATACTGGCGTTGTCCCTGAACCATGGGCTCAACAACCTGTGCGACTTTCCAAAGATTAACACCCCGGTTAGTCCAGTCCTGAAACATCACATTAAGACTGCGACGCGCTTTGCGAGCGTCATAGCCTGTACGCATCTCAAGACCGAGGAGTTCATAAGCCTCCTCAATTACATCAGAAACATCCAGCTTGAAGTCTGTCGTGCCGCTTGTGGCCATTAGTACATCTTAGCCTTGCTTACGCCCTTTGTAGCGCAGCCTGCACCTTTAACCTTACCGCCCTTGGCGTACGACTTCTTCTTAGTCATGCCGCCACTTTTCATCTTCTTGCTGGCTTTCTTGTTTTCGTCGTCCATCTTGTCACCCCGAGTCATTTGCTTATTCATGTTAGAGCGATTCACTTTGCCACCTCATTAGTAATAGAAGAACGTTGCAGACGTAACATCAGTCAGCACAGCGTAAGGACTGGTCTCGCAACGGATGGGTGTGTAGTAAAACTCTACACCGTGAGCAGATTGGTCCGCCGGAGTCGCAATCTCCAGCAAAACCGGACCAGTCGCCCCACCATCTCGGATAACAATGCTGCCTTCGCCTGCGCCTGCAACAAAGTACATCGTGGCAAGGCGGGCCGGGCCACCAAAAATGTCGCCCGATGCCGTTAGCGTTGTCGACTTGCCGTCAGAGTGCATTCCAGCCATGACGGTCTCCTATTAGCCAGCCGAGACGCTAAGCACGCCGCTGTTATTCCAAAGCTGGCCGGCAACACCCGGATCGCTGGTAGGAAGATCAGAGATAATGACTGTAGTGCCGTCAACTGTAACGGTGCCAGTCGTGGTGAGGTCAGTAGCAGTAACGCTACCTTCGATGAAGTCGCCCTCAAAACCGTTGTCAGAACGGACCGGACCAGAGAAGCTTGAACGCGCCATTGGATTGTCTCCGTGTTGCAGCACTTGCTATACCGTCATCTGCAAAGTCCGCTGGGTCGGTCGGTATAGCTGGAATAGTCCCAGACTTACAATCTTTATACGCCGCGCACGGCTAGGGGTCAAGAACCCATTTTTTGTGTCCCACTCCAGAAACTCGGTACATTTTGTGAGCCGCTGCGTACTCTTTTTCGGGCGCTCCAGTTTTGTGCGGCTGGAGCGTATATCGAGGTGTTCTGGTTGCTGTTTTCGAATCTACCCACCAATAATCTGGCTCTGTGGTTCTCTCTAGCCTAAATCCTGCTGAACGATAACTCTCCCCGTCACCCCAGCGAAGATCAGCATAAGAAACGATTGGGCCTCTATTGTCTGATCGAAACGCTGATACCAACTTGGATATACCGCCAAGCACTCGGCCATCAGAGGCGTAACGAAGTAACTCCCACCCGTCGTTTTTGAACCGACCTAGCCCAAACGTCGCTATAGCAACTAAACGACCTTGACGCTCCAAACCGTAGACACGGTTGAGTGCAGCTCCTGCTCCTTGCGTGTGGGTGCGTTCCAAAAACTCGCGAGCTTCTGCTTTGCTCGGACGGCACACCAAACACTCGCGGGCATAAGTACGACTAGAAAGCCCCAGTATAGCCCGGAGTCGGTTTTTAGTTTGCTTTTGCTTGTCTCTCCACTCGTCTTCAAATATCTGAACTAGCTTTACACCGGCCTCATCCGCAAGCTGCCATTTATTTTTGGTCTTGCCGCCAACCAAGTCGTCCCTGTGCCACCACAACCCGTTATACTCAATGGCTACTTTTTGGTCAGGACAGTAAATATCAACTTCGTAAGGGGGTATCACGCTGTAGCTACTTTGCTCTATAGAAACTCCAAGTGACGATACGAAATCAGCAAGCTCCTGCTCAGCTTTGGAAACCCTACCGACACATTTAGGGCAGCCCGAACCGTTGAGGTGGTTTGATGGCGTTTGTTTAAACTCTCCATGTAGCGGGCATTTGATCAGAACTGGTTTGTGCATGCCGTTAAGCCCAGAAAGATACTCATAAGTATCACCATGTACTTCTTGTGCTCGACGCAAAAACTCACTGATGCCAAGTTGAGCACGTTTCCCAACTTTGTTGTACGAGCAATCAGAACACCCATGCCCTGCAAGGTGGACATACACCGCCTGCTCAAAAACGCCATGCTCAGGACAAACGATCTGAACCCGAGAACGGCTATTGTAGACTTCGCACTTGGGGTACTGGAAGTTGTCGCCGTGCACTTCACGCGCTGCAGCAACAAAACTCTCGTAGCTGTAAGCTCTAATTTTTTGCCTAGAAGCAACGCCACACTTAGGGCAGCCCGCCCCATTTCGATGGTTGTTTTCTCGCTGCCAAAACGCCCCATGCTCACGACAGACTATTTCAACTTTTTTTCCATAGCCTTGGTAGTCAACTTTAGAATAGTCGTAGCGCTTTCCGTGTTGCTGCCTTGCTTTTTCAACCCAGTCTTGTGTTGTTAGCGCTTTGCGTCCCATATCTCTGCCTTTCGTAAAAGTTGATAGCAGATTAGCTTTTTTACCGTTGTACGTCAAGTATTGATTATAACCAAAAAAAGACCCCGCCGAAGCAGGGTCTTTAGCAACTGAGAAGGCCTCAGTTTTTACGCAGCGCCGGGGCTGCCGTACACACCCAGAGGGTCCGAGGTTCCGAAGCTGTAACGCTCCCGAGCCTTATAGCGCACGTTGCCCGTGTCGAAGTCGCCCTCCATTTTGGTGGTCAGCGGCGTCCGCACAAAGTGCTTCAGACCGTTGGGGATGTCGGTGGTCAGGAACCATGCGTCATCATCTGTAAGGAAGTGATTGACGCTGTAACCACCGGGGACCGACCCGTTGTTCATAATCGCGTTCAGGTCGTTGTCGGCAGTGCCAACACGCTGCTCGGTCTCAAGGAGACGAGTAGCAACGAACATAAGCGACGGCGGAACAATCAGCTTGCGGGGCTTAGCTGCGATCAGCAGGCCACGCTCGTCAGTCCACCCCGAAATCTGAATAACAGCAGCCTCAAGCGAAGTTTCGTTGAGATCAGCCGCAGTAGCCGGGGCGTTAGAGTTGCTTCCACCACTAACAAGCGGGTGGTCCGTCGAGAAAAGAGACTCACCATCACCATAGGTAACACTGGCATCGAAACCGTTGTTCAGAATCGAAGCAGCCTTTACCTGCTTGGTGTAGGCCATAGCACGAGCAAGCGCCTTGGTGTAACGCGAAGACAGGGAATCATAGAGGTTGTCCTCCATGGCCTCCTCAGTAATCGAGAAACCAAGAGCAATCGTCTCGTGGTTGTAGCGAGCCGTGTAGGCTTCCTGTGCCTGATCATACTGAATGGCGTCGCCTTCAGACTTGACCGGGGCAGCCGAGAAACCCGACAGCTTGACCTCTTCCTCAAAAGAACGCTCAGAAGTCTCCTGCTCGAAGATTTCCTTGTGCTCTTCGCCGTACCGGGAGTACTCCATGCCGAACAATGCGTTCAAGCCCGGAAGGAGCTCCTTTACCATTTGTGCTCTAGAAATTGCCATGATCTACGCTCCTTTACGCGTCGCCAGCGCCAGTAGTATTACTGAGCTGATGGCCCGTGTTGAACTTGACCAGAACTTCGGTGAAATTACCCGAGCTGTCCTTAGTCTCCTCAACACCCTGAACAATACGAAGCGGCAGAGATGCCGTACTCGCATGCGAGGCATCATCAACAGCAACGTAAGACTTACCAGTGGTGTCATTACCAACAGGCGATTGATCGTCGAGGCCGACATTGTTGCCAACTTCGGACTGAGCAATGCCTGAAACATCACCACCAGAATCAACCACCGCGACCTTATACAGCACGTTTGCGCCATCAACGACATAAGCCGTGATGTCGTCAGCCGTAACACCGCCGGGGTAGTAGTTGCGGAACGTCAGACCATAAACAGGATCAGTGTACGAGCAGCCAACAAAAACACCAGCGTACTCGATGCTGTCACCAGCAGCCGTCCGATCAATGAGACCATCGGTGCCGAGGGCCACGAAATCACCGTGATAAATCGCAGTCGCGTTGCCGGACTCGATCTTATAAGCGCGCTGAGCGCCGTTGTACGGTGAACCGTCGACCATCTTCACCGGAACAAGCCCGTAGGGGCCAGAAACGGTTGGATATGCCATGAGATTCATCTCCTAAAAGGAAAAACTTAGGCTCTAAGAGCCACGTCCAAAACTAACCTTGGATTTGCGGTCGTGGAACAACGGCATCCTTGGATCATTCTCGCGCATAAAGTTGTTGTCCACCGACTCGACCTGAGCCTCGCTACTACGCTGGTAGTAAGCGTTACGCTGCTGGACCATTTCGGTAGGCATCCTGCAGAGAATCAAGCCACCATTTTCAACCAGACCCGAACTCACAGCGTCTTCATCGACAGCAAGTTTTAGCTCCGGGTGGTCTTCGAGACGACAGGTTTCCCAACCTTCACGCACTTTTCGAGAATAATTCGTCGGGTCATTGACTCCAAGAGTCGACTTACGAATCCAACGGAACTCAACACCCTCTTGAGGGGTTGGCTCAGGCAGCATACTTGCAGGTGCCCACTGCTTCTTACGCGCAGTCGCTTCACGATCATTCTGCTCGCGAGAAACTGGACGAGCTTCACGGGTACGGGGTGCATTAGCCATTGTTACTCTCCAATCTTTGAACTTCGCGGGCGTAAGCTTCAGGGCTAATTCCAAGCCTTTTAGCCATCGCAACTTGCGACTGAGTTAGCACTACCCTTTTTCCTTTGGGGGTTCGCCCCGCCGGTGCGACAACGGTAGAGGGTTGCCGCTTTTTCCTTTTTGGAGGCTCCGAACTTTCTGAGGGTTGTGCGTCCTCAAACTTAGTTGGAAATACCTCACGCATGCGAGCATCAATACGCTCGTAGTATTCGTCGGTAGTAGGCGGAATTCCGTCTTTTACCAACTTTTGATGGACTCCCAGCGCAAAACTGGTCATCTCATCGTCTTCGCCGAACCACTTGTTTCGAGCGCCCCATTCCGCAGCTTTTGCGTCGGGCTCTGGTGCAGTAACTTGTGGCCGCTGCTGGTTATTATATACCTGTTGAGTTCTTTGTTGTAAAGCCTCATTTTGCTGAGTGGCAACATTTTGTTTCGCATAGCGAGGAGAAAGCAGATTAGCTTGCTCTGCCTGATACGTCGCTTTTGCCAATTCCTGCTGAGCTTCAACTACTGCATCCGAGTCGCCTTGCTCGTAAGCATCGCGGTATTTCCGCTTGGCCGATTCAAGCTGCAGAGCTGCACGCTGCTTAGCCTGCTCTAGTGCCCAGCTTTCTCCAGACGAAAGATCATTCCTGAGCTTGTCTCGTTCAGCCTGAAGACGCTTAGCGTACTCAGTAGCTGCTTCGTACTCGCGAGTAGTCTGCTCTTTAGCGCGTCGTTCGTCGTGCCACGCCTTTTTCAGCTGGTCGATCCGCTGCTTAACTTTAGCGGAGTAGTCATCAGCAGCATCCTGCTCAATCTCTTCAACGACATCGTCGGGCAGAGGCTTGCGATTACGATCCTCGGGAGGCGTGTCGTCAACAATCTCAAGCTCAATGTCATCTGGCTGAGAGCTTTCCTTTGGTGTTTCTTTGGGCTCTTCTTCGCCCGTGTCAATTTCTACAGAGGTATCGTCCTCTTCCTTGAACTTATTTTTCATCGCCGGCGGGACACCACTGGTGTCAGAGCCAACAACAAACTCGGTGTCGTCGAAATCGACTTCTTGGTTCTTTTCGTCAGAACTCATGGTTCACTCCTTAAATGCGGGAATATCCCGTTGGGTCTTCAACCACGGCTTCGACCGAATCATCATTGATAACTCGGAAAAACTCTCGGTCGTGGATTTTGAAGCGCGTGCCCGAATAAGCACGGATAAGTACATAGTCGCCAATCTCGCAATACGGACCGTTAGGAAAACGCTCCTTGTCCTTGTAAGCATCAGGGCCCATGTCGACGATTTGGACGACCATGGTAGACACTTCTTCGGTCTTCAAAACACTATCAGGCTTAATAATACCGCCTTCAGTGGCTTCTTTAATTTCAGGAATAGCGACCAGTAGGCGAAAGCCCGTGGGCTTCGGAATTTGCTGCTCAGTGAGCTGTGGTGCAGCCTCGTTGGCTGAAGTCATGATGTCTCCTAGTTGTCGTCAGAGGTTTTTTCTGCGGCTTCCATCAAGTCCAACACAAGCCTTTCTGCCTGTGCCAGTCCTTTTAGCACACCTGTGTAGTGGGTGTACTCATCGTACGAAGTGGCTGCACCTGTCGCGAGTGCGTCAGTAATAGCATCCATGTCAGTACGAATTTCTTGGCGGAGGTGCTCTCCGAAAGTGCGAATCATCGTCGTCTCCTACTGTGATTGCGGGTCATTCCCGTTTTGAGAATCTTGGTTTCGGTTTCGTCGCTGGGCAGCTGCCGCTTGCTGCATGTCCATGCGTTTTTCGGCTAAATCTGCGCCAATCTCAACTCCAGTCTTTTCCAAGTCAGCTTCAGCTTCCATAACTTGCTGGCGAAGCTTGGCCCCAAGCGAAGCACCTGCCTGTTTCTCTTGAGACTCCATGCGCGCAGCGTCGAGCTCCATGTTACGAAGCTTCAGCTCGTAGTCCATCTTGTCTTTCTGAATCTTGCGCTGCAGCTCAGCCCTCTCTAGCTCAAGCTCACGCTCTTGCATCTGCATAACAGGGTCTTGGGCCTTCTTCGCTGCTTCTTCCGCCTGAGCCTTCTGTTGGGCCTGCCCAGTAACACGCGGAGCGGCTTCAGCAACAAGCCTAGACACAGCCAGCTCCTGTTCTTGGTCCATGGCCTGATCTTCGTCGTTAGCAGGGAGAGGAACACCCAACTGCTCTTCTACACGGCGGCGATACTGATGCGCCACGTGCTCGTTGATATGCGCCATGCCAGCGGCCAGCTTCATCTTGCCTGCTTCGCCCTCCATCTCGATCATTTTCATGATTTCAGGGTCTTGGGCAAACGCCATGTGTGCTTCGATGTGGGCGTCATGGTCCTGATAAGCAAACGCCTTAACAGGTTCGCCATTAAGCAGCGCCATGTTCTCGCTCATCGGGTCCATGGGCTTGATGTCGTCTTCGTCTGGAATCAACTCGTCGGCGTTCTTAATACCCAAAGTCTCAACCATCTGACGATGTAGAAGGGGCAAGTCGTACAACTGCGGAGCCTGCTGAGCAAGCTGCATAACCGCTTGATACTGAACAATCCGCTGCGACATGGTAGACGCGTTGGGGTCAGACACCGGGATGATGTGTGTCCGCTGGTAGTCGCGCCGACGGGCCATAAAGCCCTCGTCGCCTGTCGCGTCGTATTCATAGTCTTCGGGAGCCATGTCAACGACGATTGACTTCAGAATCTTAAACTCAGACTTCATCGCCGCGTGCATGCGTGCCTGCACTGCCGTCATGGTTTTCAGCTGACGCTCAAGAATAGCCAGCGTAGACCCAACCGGCGCGTTAGGCTGCATATCGCCAACGCTGATGTCAGACATCGACGCAAACCGCCGCGCCTCCTCAACAATCTTATCGAGAAGTCCTGCTAGTACCGTTGAGGGCTCCTTATAGGGCAGCGGCATGATGTTATCTTTGATCGTGCCAGTCGGCACATCCACATCGCGGAACTCACCCGGAGCAATCGGCGTATCACCGCCACGTATACGAAGCCCCCGCGTACGGAAGCCGCCCGGCAGGTTAGACAGCGTCCCCGCATCGACGAGCTGGCGCATGATCGACGTAGCGCCTTTGGCAAAACCACCAATGAGGTGGATAAGGCCGAAACCATAGAAGCCAAAGCCGGGGATGTAGTTGTAGTGAGAGAAGTGGATTTGCTTTCGCTTTTTCTCATCCGTCTCACTCCAATTACGGTAGATCGACATCACCTTGCCGCTGTCTTTCAAGATCGTAACGATGTAAGGCAGCTCAATCCCCGTGGGCTCACCCTCTTTGTCGAGGTCTTCAAACCCTTCAATATCCAGCTCACAATGAATCTCAAGCAGCGTGTATCGGTTGTCTTGCCCCGCGTCAAAACCACCAATCTCATTTTTGCGCCGTGCAATGTCATCTTCGTCGGCTACCGGGTCGCCAATCTCGCACTCTTGGTAGAACCCACTGACCTGCATTTTGCGAACTTCGTTCTTAGTCCGCTTCATCCGATGGGTGTAGCGTTGCGCGCTCTCAAGCGTAGAGGCCCCGTAACTGACTACAAAGTCTTCAGCAGGGATAAACTGCGACACTGGGCGGTCCAGCGACGGATCGTAAAACACCTTCTTGAACGCAGAACCCGCAATAGGCAGGTTCCACAAAAGCCGTTCATGCTCGGACCGATAGTCTTCCATCGTCTCAGTAAGCATGTAATTCATGTCTTCTCGGACACGATTAGCGGCTTCTTCTTTTTCCCGGTTTGATTCGCCCAGAATCTTCGTACGAACCGGCCCCTGCGCGGGGAACATCTCAACGATACTTTCGGACTGGAACTTCACCACCGCTTCAGCAAGCAGCGGGTGGTAGACACCAAACGCGCCCTCCCAAGGCTCTGAGCGATCCTCAATCTTCAGACCCAGCAGCTCAAGACCGTCGTAGTAAGTCTCTTCCCATTCAGCACGCGACTGCAAATCCGTCTCGTAGGCTTCAAGCAGCTCGTCGGCAATCTCGGCACACTGCCCTTCATCCATAAACTCAGCGAGGTTGGCTGTATGAGGGATCATGTCCCCTTCATCGCCGGGCTCAATCTCAAGGAGTTCTTCGCCCTCAACACTCACCTCAACACGCTCGGGGTTTTCGATCTCAACCTCAAGGGCAGGCTGGTTGGGCTCCGAGGTTTCTCCCTGCGGTGCACCATATAACGCTTTATCTACAGCCATGTCATAACCTTAATAGTAAGCCGCTCTCACGGGTTCAAAATCATCATCGTCATCCCACCGATCATCGGGCAGTTTTATAAACCCGCCGTTTCTGAAACGCATCAGCGCCATTACGGTGCTGTCGACCAAGTCATCATTAGGCATAGCAGGAAACCCGCAAACTTCATCGACAACTTCTTCTGCCCACCGCCTGCCAGCGGGATACCAAACAAATCCTGATGCGAACATATCAGACACAGAGTTCAAGCGCATAACTTTGTCTCCTGTGCCTCTGTGGGGAGTATACTCCTGCACAGGTATGCCTGCCCTGCGAAACTCTTGGTAGAGCTGAGAGCCTGCTGACTTTTTCTCAACTACAAACCAATCAGGCTCCCACTCTTTATACTCATCGTACGCTAGGCGTTTTAGCTCAGGGAACTCCAAACGCTCTTTTATGCTGTTGAGCAGCACCATATTTGCCTGAGACTGGCCGTTCCCGTCCTCAGACTGAAACACACCCCACGTAGTCAGCGCCGTAAAGTCAGAGCGGTTGTTTTTCTCCGCAGCAGCGTCGAGGCTCATAATTATGTACTCACACGGCGGAGGCTCGTCGCCTTCCCATGCACGCCACCATTCGCGCTTGATAATAGACGCATCACGCGAGGTCGGGTCCTGCATGTACTGCGCCGACCACTGAAAGGGCGGCATCGAAGCCTTTGTACGCAGCAGGGTGTTGACAGGCCACTGGGCAGGCCACAGTGATATGTACTTCTCTTCCTGCGGTGCGTCTGCTGGTGCATTCTCTTTCTCAAAAAGCGCAGGAAACTCAACCACGTCCCACTGATCCGCGTGCTCGTTGCGAACCATGTCTTTCTGCAAACGGCCAATCAAGTCCTGTTCTGCCCAGCGTGTTGCCACAACAGCTACCGAGCCGCCGGGCATCAGTCGAGTACGAGCGCCGTAGGCATACCACTCGTAAGCCTTATCAAAAATCTCAAAATTGCCGTTCAGTACGTCCTGCTCGTTGTGTGGGTCGTCAATAACCAGCAAATGTGCACCGCGACCCGCTATGGCACCGCCAATGCCGACCGCAAAATACTCGCCGTCTTTGTTGGTTGACCACCTACCAGCCGACTTACTGTCTGCGGAGAGCTCAACATCAGGGAAAATCTTCTTATACTCAGCGCTATTGACCAGATTTCGGACTTTTCGGCCAAAGTCAGTCGCCAGATCAGCGGTGTGAGACACCATCATGATCTTTTTGTGTGGCCAGTTACCAATAAACCATGCAGGGAAAAAGATCGAGGTTAACTGAGACTTACCAAATCGCGGTGCGATGGATACGGTGACTCGATCTTTGCGGCCGTGGGCCATGTCTTCGAGTAGTGTGGCCAGTTTTTTGTGGTGCGGCCCGATTTTATACTCAGGCATCATCACTTTAGCGAATTCAAGTAGTGAGTCTCTGGCCTGCTCTGCCTTTTTGCGCCCTTCAAGCTCTTCGACGACCTGCAGCAGTCTATTTTGCTCACTCGGAGAGAACTTATGCAGGTTCTGCATTAGAAGCTTAAGGTCTTCCTGCGAAAACTCTTTGTTTTTTGGCAACAAGTCGCTCATTCAAAGATGTCATCCGGCGATACGTTGCTAGGACTTACCCCATCAGAGTCTTCTTCGCCCTGCGGGTCGTGCTCAACCAGCTCTGCGTCGGATATGTCACCATCAATCAGCTTTGTGAGCTTGTTACGAAGCAAATCTTCCAGCTCTTCTGTACTCTGGTGCTTCACTGTGACTTCTTGGCGCTCACTAAAAAGCCCGACATCAGAAATCTTGCCCAGCAACTCAAGAGCGCGCATGCGAATCTTGGGGTCTTCGTCGCTGGATTCTTCAAGCAGGCGGTTCGTCACATACGTTCGCACCTGCTGAGCGTCATCAATGATCATGTGATCATACTCATCGAGCAACGCGTTGAGTTTTTTCATAACACCGGGCAGTTTTTTCTCGTGCGCAGTTGGCTCCCGACCTGTTTCAAACAAATCACGAGCCATATTCTCGTCGTCAAAACCTACTTCTTTGGCTTCTTCGTCACCCAGCAGCGCCAAGAAATCCGCTGTGTTTGCCGCCGCATAGACTTCTTCCCGCGTATTGAGCTTCTCCTGCGGCTCCATAGGCATCTGCTCAACCGGAGGTATAAGGTCTTTGTCGTCCAGCAAAAACTCTAGCGGCATTAAAACACCTCAAATC